GCACTTTTGAAAAGCAGGCTACTCGGCGGTGTAGGGCTCGACCTGCGCCCAGGAGGGGACGCCGATCTCCACCAGCATGTCGGAGTAGAAGGCGGGCGCGTCCTGCGCCTGCTCAAGGGCCACGCGGTAGGCGCTGGCGGCGCGCTCCATGAGGAGGCGACCGGACTGCAGGCTGCGCGCGTCGAGGGAGTAGACGCCCACCGCGTGCGGCGCGTCGCTCTCCACCGCGATGAAGATGAAGCGGTCGAGCTCCCAGCCGACGACCTCGCGGAAGCCGGCGGCGTAGTGGGCGGCCTGCAGGTGGTACTGGAAGTTCGCGATTTGACGTGCGAAGCCTTCCGGCGATGCGTCGCTGCAGGTCTTCACGTCGAGGATCGCGCTGCCGGTCATGTAGTCGCAGCGCGCCTTGCACGGCACGCCGTGCTGGTCCCAGAAGAGGGACACCTCGGCGTGGCCGTTCGCTAGGCCCGACGCGACGAGAGGATGCCGGCGCACGGACGCGGCGATGGCCTGGGCCTTTTCGTAGGCGGCCTCGTCCACGATAGTCTTGCCGGCGTGGTCCTGCTCGAACTCCTCTGCCGCCTTCTTGCCGATCGTCGTGCGCCGATCGAACTTCGGCATGACGGCGAACTCGGCGTCGAACTTCTCCGGCTCGAGGATCAGCGCGTGGGTGAGCGTGCCCAGGCGCATCGCGGCGGTGGGCTCGCGCGGCGCGGTCTTCGACGCGATGTAGTGGGCGGGCGAGCGCAGCAGCAGCTTCGCCCCGGATGCGCTCAGTGCTTCGACCTTGTGGTAGTCACTTGCGGGCATCCCGACGTGTGACGGCATTCTCTTCTTCCTCCTTTGCTATGACCAGGATCGCCATCAGAAGCACGCCGAGATTGGCGCCGACGACCAGGCCCACGAAGAACCAGGCTGTGCTCACTGCCGCGGCTTAAGCATGTGCTCGATGTCGGCGCGCCGGATGAGGATCCGGCGGCCTATCCGCAGCGCATCGCAGCTGATCTCAGTCCTCGGCGGCGGCGCGCGTGACGGTCGGCGGCTCGCTAATCGCAAGGCGCGCGCGTAGGCCGCGCGGCTTCGGCTCTGCGGGCTTCTCCTCCACAAGCGCCTTGTATTCGCCGCACAGGTAGGAGCGCGCGACGCGGTGCGGCTGCGGGTAGCGTTGGCAGGTGAGGGATCCGCCCTCCTGGCCGGCGGTGTGGCGGCAGTCGGCGCAGCTGCGGCGCTGTTCGGTGGTCATGCCTTGATCTCCTTTCTGAGCGCGGCCAGCGCCGCGTCTGCTCCGTAGATTGCGCCCGCCTCGCGCAGCGCCTGCTCGGCCTGGTCGAGCGCGGCGATGAGTTGCCAGACCCTGGCGATCCACGGCCCGATGTCGCGGTGCGCCTGGGCGAGATCGGCGGCGAGGCGATCGCGCTCCTGCTGCAGCCGGTCGCGCTCTGCCCGCAGCCGTTCAATTTCGCGCTCGGCCTCGACCAACGGCTTCAGCTTAAAGACACCGGGCGCGACCTCGGCCAAGATGTTTTCGCTGGCTCGCGCCGCGCCGCGCGTGACGTGCGCCGACCGCTCGGCTGCGGAGTTGCTTTGGTCCGTCATGCGCGGTCCTCCCCGATTGCGGCGCGGGCGCGTGCGGCGCGGGCACAGCGCGGCGGGTGGACGGCCAGTATTCGGCATTCGTCGCCCGTGCCAACCTCGCGCAGCTCTCTCAGCAGTCGGTCCCGCTCGGCCCGCAACCGTTCGATTTCGTCGGCGGCTTCGTAGTCAATGCTGGCGAAGCTCCAGCGCAACCGCTCCACGATGTCAGCCATCCCTTCGCTCCCTCATCGCTCGCATCGCGCGGCGTGTCTCCGCGTCGAGCTCCCGCAAGTAGACGTCCGCGATGGCCACCTGCGTGACGGCCACCGCTTGCCCGGCGACAACGCGGACCCCGTAGTCCTCGGCCATGGCCGCGAGACGCACGGGGTCCGTTTCCATGATCCGCACCCTCACGCGGAGGGCCACAAGCCAGCTTCGCGCAGCAGGCGCAAGCCGGCGCGCGTGGGCGTGAGTTCGACCTGGCGCCTGTCGCTAGACGACATTGATCGACCGGCCAGCTTCAGCAGCACCAGCCTGTCGGTCGCCCGTGTGATGACCGGCCTGGACAGCCCGAGAGCCCGTGCGATGTGCTTCACGCTGTGGCCCGGATGGTGGGCCATCATCAGCAGGATCGCCACTTGGCGGCAGGTCATGTTGGCGTCGGCTTCGGCTGTCTCCACGAAAGGCCGGGCCGACATCGGCACTTGAAGCATTACGTCAGACATCACGCGGCCCTCCCTGGGACATTGACACGCACGACGGGACACGCCCAGTGCGGCAGCTTCACCACCATCCACCCGCCTTCGATCGACCAAGGCACGTCCTGCGCAGGCTTCTTTTCGGAAAGGTGTACGTCGTCGAGGGGGACGGTGATGGTGCAGCAGCCATCCTTCCACGCGACGGCGCGGGCTTCGTGGCGCATGGCGCTGTCGGGCGCCTTTGTTACTCGGACCTTGCCGGCCATCCGGTCCCGTTCGACGTAGACCCGAGAGGGCTTGCCCTTGATCTTCTCAAGCCCCAGCCGCGCGCAGGCGGCCTTGCTGAGAGACAGGGCCATTGCGGGCGTCGCTCTCCCGCCGGGGATGCGCCAGGCGACGGTGACGCTTTCCGTCCGCCCCAGCTGCGTGTTGATGCGTTCCCAGGTCACTGCTTGCTTTCCTCCTTTGCTCGCGCAGCCGTGATTGACTTTGCGCGGTAACGAACGACACGCACCAAATTCAGCGCGTTGAGGATGGACTCGCCCGGCTCGCGGCGCGCGTTCAGCACGTCGCAGACGTAGGCCGGAGACAGGCCGTGCTTTTCCGCGAAGGCCTTTTGACTGCCGGCGGCCTTGCACGCCGCGGCCAAGCGGCGGCAGACCTCGATGCTGTCCAGGTAGAGGTCGGCCATTAGCCGATCACCGCGAGGATCAGCGCCCCGGCGATCAGCGTCCCGAAGAAGGACGCCAGCATGATCCCGGCGAAGGCCAGCAGCAGCTGACCGAAGTCGGTGCGGAAGAAGGTCTTGGACATGCTCTGTGTTTCCTTGCTGTCATGTCTGCCGGGGCAACCCGAAGCTGGCCCAGCCAGCCAAGGCGCTCGGCGCGGGAGGCTCCCCGCCGGGCGCGTTTGGGGGGATCGCATTTCCCGGCGGGGGTTCCGCGCCTCCGGCGGCGGAAGTCGGGCGAGCCTCAAGCTCGCGGACAACGAGCATGGCGTAGCCGGCGATGTCTTGCCAATGGTCAATCTCGTCGGCGTTGCCGTGCAGGATGCGCCCAATCTTGGACGCGATCATCTCTAGGCTCTCGCGCTGGTAGGGCGTGAGGTTGTCCCAGCCGTCTGGGCAGCGCATGCGCCGCTTAAGGCTTTGGATCGTCTCCGCCTTTGTGCGGTAGTCGCCGTGGGTTTGCTCGCGGGCGGCCAGCAGGTTGCCGATGGTCACAGCTTGATCTCCGCGCTTCGGCCTTCCTTCACCGCCAACTGGCGGCCCGTCTGGGCCAGCTTCTGGTGGATGCGGAAGGCCTCTTGGCTTTCGGGATGCACCTGCCGCAGCAGCTGCTCGAGTACGTCAATGCGCGCACGCAGCACGCCGATCGTCTCGGGGATGACGTAGGGGCTCATGTGAACAGCCCACCGACGAAGAAGAAGGCGAACATGCCAGCCGCAAACAGCAGGCCGCCGCCGATCGCCCGAAGCCAGTAGACGGGGGAGTTGGGGTTCATGGTGTTCCTCCTTGTCTTCAGAACGGCAGTTCGGCGTTGAGCGCCTGCTGCGCGACCTGCTGTGCGGCCAGATGCTCGAGGTGGCCGCGCGTGGTCAGCGGCTTGATGTAGCCGCCGATCTCCATTTCCCAGCTGGCCTGCTTGCCCAGAAGGGCCTTGGCGTAGGCCAGGGTGTAGGCGGTAGCGACGACCTTGTGCTCGTAGGCGTAGAGCGAGCCAGGGAGACTGGGATCGCACTCGACGGTGATCACGACTGCGAAGTTCGGCTGGCTCATTTCCATCTCCATCGCTCCCAGCGCCCCGATCGGCGTCCGGTGAGACATACCTATCCGCCTGACGAACTAGACGCAATAGGGAAAATGGCCCTTGGTGAAAAAAGTTTAGACCCCATATCAACCGGCTTGCGTCCTAGACGCAATTCCCACTATCCTTCGGGGTACAGACCCGATGGAGATGGCAATGGCAGACGAGATGAAGGTGACGAAGTTCCAGCGCGCCCCTGGCGTGTGGCGCATTCGCATCGAGACGAAGGACGAGGCGGGCCGCCGCAAGTTCTCAACGGAGACGCTGAAGGGCTCGGAGATCGACGCGGAGGCGCGCCGCATCGAGCTCCTCAAAAGCGCCCACGCGGGCGACCTCGTCGAGATCACCGCCGACACGGTTCGCCAGCACTGGGCCAAGTGGCAGCGTCGGCGCGTCGGGCTGCAGCAGATTTCCGACTTGACGCACGCCAGCCAGGAAAACCTCATCAAGACCTTCCTGGCCCTCTACGGCGACCGCCCGCTGAAGTCGATCGACCGGGACGACATCGAGGCCTTCTACATGGCGCGCATCCGGCAGGTCGGGCCGGGGACCATGACGATCACCCACCACCACCTCAAGGCCATGTTCAACCAGGCCGTCGCGGCGGGCGTCCTGGCGAAGAACCCGATGAAGAAGGTGGCCGCGCCGAAGGGCGAAAGCGAGTCGCGCAAGCCGCTGGAGAAGCGCCACATCAAGGCGCTGCTCACCTACGCCGCCGACAAGCCCTTCCTGGGGCGCATGATCCGCCTGGCGCTGGCCACCGGCATGCGCCGCGGCGAGATGTGCGCCCTGCGGTGGTCCGACGTCGACCTCGAGACGGGGATCGTCCACGTCGCCCGCACCGTCGTGCGCGTCGGGCAGGCCGAGTACGAGAAGAAGCCGAAGACGGCCAAGTCCGTCCGCTCCATCCGCATGACGAAGTCCCTCTGGGACGAACTGAAGGCCTGCGCCGGCAAGCCCGACAAGCACGTCCTGCAAACCGTGTGGGGCGACCGGCCCACCCTCTCCTACATGACCAGCGCGACGAAGGACGCCCTGCGGGCTATCGGCCTGGACGAGGGGTATTGCCTGCACTCCACGCGCCACAGCCACGCCACCCACCTGCTGCGCGAGAAGATGCCGCTGAAGGCCGTGTCGGAGCGCCTGGGCCACGCCAACGTCGAGGTGACGATGATCGTCTACGCGGGCGTCCTGACGGGCGACGACCAGGAGCTCGCGGCCACCATGGACCGGGTCGTGAACGGGTGAGGCGGGGTTTAGCAGGTTTACCCGGTTTAGCCGGTTTACCCGGCTTTTACCCCGCCGGGTAACGCCTGGGGGTAAAGCCGCCACTAACTTGCTAGAAAATCAAGGCACTTGCGCGGGCATCCCACCATCATGTGAGGACCGAAAGCGGGTGCTATCTCGTTGATTTCCGTGCATTCCGTGCCGCATCTGATGCACGATTTTGCGGCCTGTGCGGCCTGTCCGGGTAACGGATTGAAATAGGTTGACTTCGCCCCGGCAGATGCGTCTGAATGCCGCCGGGTGATGCGTTTTTGTTTTCCTCCCGGACCTGCCACCCAGCAGGCAACTGCCCGGCCCTCGCAAGGGGCCGGGCTTTTCTTTATCTTACTGCCGCTTAAGCTGGCTTCATTCCTCGCCCTGCATTGCGCCGTAGAGCGAACGCACTCCCAGCAGCCCTTGGCTGGCGCGGGACAGAGGATCCGCGTACCACGCGCGCGACACAGCGTAGGGCAATGCCAGTGCAGTAACAGGCGCCAGGGTCGCCACCCCGGTTTGCGCGGCAGCGCCGCCTGCTGCGTTTCGGGGGTTTAATCTCGCGCCCGTCAGTACGTCCTGAACCATCGTTCGCTGCGCCGTCCCGCTGTTGGGCACCGGATTGGGCAGTAGCTGTCCAGCCCTGACTAGACGGGTGAAGGGGTCGTTCGACGTAGCAAAGGCTTCCGGCGTGAGCGAGGCTCTTTCAGCCTGGGCAAGCGCCGTCGGCGGGATGAAGCCCGTATTCAGCTTGTCCCTGCCGGTGGCGCTGCCCATCGCCTCGCGGACGCGCGAGAACAGCGCGTACTCGCGATCAAGGTCTTGCCAAGCTTGGCGCAGCTGCGAGCCCGATTGATTTTGATTGCGAGGTCCAGGGAGGGCCGGAACGCCCGGCGTGCCACCAGACGGAGTAGCCGATGCCGACCGCTCCATGAGGCCTTGCAGACTTTCCCGCAGCCGCTCCATAGCCTTTCCGTACTCGCGGACCTGGGGCACCTCGCTGCGGCCTGAGACGTCAACCGCGCGCCGTAGTTCGTCGTCGATCATGCGGTAGTTTGCGCCAGGCATCTCCGCACCTTGCGCGCGCGCTGCGGCAAACTGCTCCACTCTTGCGAGTTGGCTTTCAAAAGCGCGGTAATTGCTATCGTCCAAGCCCCGGACGTACTGCCCCCGCATCTGGGAAAGGTCATTCGCGAACCGCTGGTCGGGCCTGACGACAGTCGCGGCTTCAAGCGCATCGAAGCGCCGCCCAAAGGCGGCGCCCGCAGCGTTCAGCACCTCCGGCGTCGCGATGTCGCTATCCAGACCAAACTGCCGGTTAACGGCGCGCGTCCAGGCGCGCATCTGATCGTCGATCGCACGACCGGCCCGCGCCGCCGAAGTCGGCAAGAACGTCATCGCGCTTTCAGCATACTGAGCCCACTGATTGTTCAACTCCTGCCCAGGCGTCAGAGGGATGCCGGCATTACGAAGAACTTCGATGTTCGCTTGACGTACCGGCGTCGTCTGGTTCGGCAGGATGTCACGCGGGCGAACACCAGGCACGACGCCAGCCACAAGACCTGCCGGAACCGCAGCCTCCACGGGCGCGCCAACCTCCAGTAGCCCTTGGGTCGTGGTCGCCCCAATCGTGGCCCCGGCAGTCTGCAGGCCCGGCGCGGTTGCCAGGGTCTGAGCCAGAGGTCGCCCAAACTGCGACGTCGCGGGGAGCGCGCTGGCAATTTGCCGCGCGGCGGCGGTGCCTGTCATGGCTTCAGTGCCAGCGCGGAGGCCCGTCGAGAGAACCCGCTCCGGCCCTGTCTCCGGCATCGGTAGACCCGCGCGCGTCATCAGCTGCTCGGTCGCCTGCGACGGCAGGGGGCGGCGTCCGCCGGTCGCTGCGTTCCACGCGGAGACGGCGAGATCGGCAAAAGGCTGTGCCAATCCCGCCGCCGTCGCGCCTGCGATCGCGCCGGGGATCGCGCCCACGCCGGCCAGAGGCGCGCCCATCGCCGCGCCCATCGCTGCGCCCGCCGCCATCGGGCCAACGGCTCGAGCCGCCAGGCCAACGCCACGGCCCGCGTCGGCTGCTGCGGCTTCTATCGGCGTCCTGTTGAGCCTGCGCTCAAGCGCGAGGCGTTCGCGCGCCAGATCGTCCTCGACGTTCTCCGATGCCGACATGCCGAAACGCTGTGCGAGTAGCGCCCGCTCTCGGGCGATAAGTTCATCAACCGAAGTTCTGTCGCTCATTACCGCCCCCTATTCGACTGACGCAGGCGTGCGAGATATTCGGCTCTCTCGCGCGCGTTCATGTTCGTCGTGTCCATCTGCAGAAGATCCTGCGGGGACGCGGAACGGATACGGTCGAGAGTCGTCGGCTCATACGGGCGGAACTCAATCCCAGCCCTCTGCGCGCCCGGCCCTGCCGACGCGATCATGGCGCGCATCGCCGCTTCGCGAGATTGGCGCTTACGTTCAATGACTTCGGGGGTATCACCGGGGCGGGGGAAGTAGTTCTCGATTTCCTTCTGCATTTCTTCTGCGCCGATAACCGCGCCAGACTCCATTCGCAGATTGGCGCGCACCCAGTTTTCTTGCGCCTGCCTGTAACGCTGGCGGTCGGGAGATCGGAGAAAGTTTGCGGCGAACTCAGGCAAAACCATTTCGGTAACGCCCGGCCTTGACGCAGACGTGAAGTCCATCGGATCAACAACGCGCGCAGCCTCCACCATGCGCGTCGCGAAGCCGGTCGCCTTGGCCTGCATTTCATTGAGCGGCTGTTCGCCCTGGGGCCGCTGCGCGATGATTGGAGTAGCCCCCCCAGGCGGCGGCATTGCCGCTGCGGCTGGAGCCGCAGCAGGGGGCGCGGCCTCAGATGGTGCGCCAGAAGGAGTCGCAGGCGCGGCTCCGCCAGAAGCAGCAGCTGGCGGTACAGCCTGCTGGCTACGGAACCGCGGCAGCGGGATGCCTTCATCAATGGGCGGCCTCACCCATTGGTATTCCATCTGCTGGGTCTGCGGGTTCCAGGCAGTGACTTGGCGAGGGCCATAGAGAGCATTGAACGCCGTTAGATACTCTGGCGTCTCCGCGACGCTAGGGTCGCGCAGCGCCGCGTTTATCAGCGCCCGATCTTCGCCGGCCTGCCCCCCCTGCGGGCGTCGCTGCGTGAGCGCCACCAGATTGCCCGTCGCCGGGTCGCGCCGGTAGGCCACGTCGCCAACCGTGATGATGCCCTCGCGGTTTTGCGCGTCCCGAAGCTGCAGCGCGGTCAGGGCGCGCTGGTTCGGATCCTGCGTCAGCTGCTGCGTGCGGACCTGGCGCAGAACCTGGCTGACGGTGCGAGGGTCCATGCCGGCAAACTGCGTCAGCGGGAAGCCCGTCGCCTGCTGGAAGGCCGCAGGGTCACGCATGAGCTCGCCCAGGCGGCGCGTGTCCTCAAGCTCGGAACGGCGCTGCTCCATCTGCGCGCCCATGAGGCGGCGCTGAGAGGCGTTGTAGAGGTCGGTGTTCACGCCCGACGCGGCACCGCCCAGCTGGGACAGCAGCTGCGCCCGCTGCGCCGGCATGATCGGCTGGCCAGCCGCGAGAAGCGTGGCGCTGATGTTGGCCAGCGCGTTCACCGCCGCGTCGCGCACATCGCTGCGCGGCACGCCGTAGCGCGGATCAATCTGCGCCATCTGCTCGGGGTCGCCGCCCGTAAAGAAGTCCATAAGACCGACCATCGACTACCTCCTAGTCCAGCAGGCCGCGGCGGCGGCGAATACCAATCGGCTCGAAAGGCCGGGGACCAACAACCTGCGTGCGCAGCTGCGGCTGTTCGACCTGCTGCGGCCCGCCCAACTGCGACAATCCCAGAAAGCCGCGCTGCGCGCCACCTATACTGCGCATACGATCAGCCTGCGTGCGTTCCTGCTGCTGCTGTTCCTGCGCCTGCTCGGGCGTCAGAGGCGTCGCAGGGTCGACCATACCGGGCGCAAGGTAGTTGCCCAGACGGCGCAGGCCGGTGCCCAGATCGTTCCTGTAGACGGGGGCAGCAGGCGCCGGCGCAGGCTGCGGGTTGAAGGCGCCCGCATCGGCCATCGGGCCCGGCACGACGCCCGCAGATACGGGTGCGGGTTCCGCAGCCGGAGCGCCCAGACCCAGACGGCTTGCGAACTGGCGGCCGATCTCCGTGATCGGACCAACGCCGCCCGCGTTCTGCACCGCGTACCAGGGCTGCACACCGCGATCGCGCATACGCTCCAGCGAGAAGTCCACCTGCTGCCGCCAGTTCTCGGCCGACGGCGGCGCACTGAACCGCTGCTGGAACTCGTAGGCCATGCCGCCAGGTGCGATGGTGCGCGGGTCGCGGGAGCCGGAGAACAGTTGGAACGGCCCGAAGCTGTAGCCGCGGTTGTCGGCGTTGCCGAAGGTGGGCGACGACAGCGTGCGGAAGTTGAGCCCTTCACGGCTGGCAATGCCCAGCGCCATGTTGGGGTCGACGCCGAGTTCCGTCGCGCGGCGAAAGATGTAGTCCGCGATCGTCGGAATATCAGCCATTCGACATGGCCTTCCGCATGGGGCCGAAGCCGAGGTTCACCGCCTTGCGGCCGGCGACCTCGCGGACCTGCTCGGGGTACTTCTTCTCAATGTCCTGCGCCATCGGGCCGACGACCTTCGGGTAGGTCTTCGGGTCGCCCTTGTAGCGGTAGGCGTACATATCGAGCCCCGTCTCCTTGTCGCGCCCGACCTTCGTGATGTCGGTCTTCATGCGCTCGTCAGAGAAACCAAACAGAGGGGCCAGCGCGGCGGCGCCGGTGGCAGCGGAGCCCACCGCGCCCAGACCCTGCAGGAAGGCGTTGCCGCGCGGTACGAACTGCGTGCCGGTCGAGGTCGTGCTGTAGGGCGTGGCCGAGGTCGCGCCGAGACGCAGGTTGAGCATCTCGATCGGGTAGTTCTGCTGCTCCTGGAAGCGCCGGTACGCCTCGTCGAGCGCCGCCTGCTGCTGCGACTGCCGCTGCTGACCGATGTTCTCCAGCAGCGCCGCATCCAGCTGACGCGACCGCTGGAACTCGCCCGACAGGTCCGCCAGCTGCCCGGCGGCCGACAGGCGCTGCTGCGCCCCGGCCAGACCGGCCTGCTGGTTCGCAAGCTGCGCCTGCAGGGCGCGCTGCTGGTCCGTCTGCAGTAGCTGTGCCGCTTGGCCGAAGCCCTGCGAGCGGAGATTGGCCGACAGTTCGCCGGCCGACCGCGCGGCCTCACCGAGTGCGACGCCCTCCGCGATGCCCTGACGGGAGCCACCGAAGGCGCGGGCGGCGAGCGCCTGGTCGCCAATGCGGTTGACGGCCATCTGCGTGGCCCCCTGCAGACGCGAGAGCGCGGCGTTCTCCACGTTCTCGATGTAGGGGTTCATGTACGCGCCGATGTTGCCCTGCAGGAAGTTGGGCGCGGTCACGCCCATCGGGTTGTACTGCGACACGTCGGACGCCGTCTGGAAGGCCTGATTGAACATAGGCTGCGTCGCGCCGATCCCCGCCTGCGCGAACTGAAACGCCGCCTCCTGCTCGGGGGCAAAGCCCGCCGTC